GGCAGGCTCAAGAGCAAGCAACATCCACCGGTAATAAAACCCATACCGAGCAGAGCTCGGTACAAGTTTCCGGTTTCTGTTACTGCAAGAGCACAACCCCATTCATAAGTAGGCTGGTTGATAAGAGTAAAACTTCTGTTGAGTACAAAACCCAATAGAAACATAACATCTCTTCCAACGAACCTTTAAGTTCTCATGAATTCCCCTACCCGGGAAGGGTTTGTACTCAACTCACAAATCGCGTGCATACATAGCTTGATTGAAATTTCCATTAGCATCATATGGTATATCACCAAATTCGTGTCTCCTCATAAAGGTTAACCCGAATTGATGGTCCATAACTGGTACTTCGTCAATTTCAGCTTGTAGCTCGTCATCTGTAAGTTCGACCGCACCGCAACGGTCTTTAATTCGTCTATGCCATTTTCTGACACTTCTCTTCAATTTTATATCTTCTACAGGTAAGTGTTTACCTTGATATTTACAATGATGTGGCGTTAATAATACACCAACAACTTGAAAATTATCTAAGATCTCACCTTTAGTTTTTCTAAAGATATCAATTGATTTTGATAGTTGCACGACTCCTTTACTTAATCCTTTGGTAACGATTTCTACTATTATATAAACAAAACCATATTTTTCACTATTACAGCGATATATAAGGTCTGGTTTACAACGTTTTAAATCTACTTCGTAACCAATCAAATCAAAATTTGAAGGAGCAGTGTCTATAACAGTTCGAAAACCTTGTCCAAAAGATTTCGATAAGTCACTAGACGACAACGGAACAACATCATCTTGTTTTAATAATGGAGGTAATATGTTCTTAGGTAAAGACACACCTTCATCGCCCCACCTACTCTTACTTTGAAAAAGAGGAGAAAGGGTATAATCAGATTGATTTTCCGTTGGAATTTTTGTTATAGAATTAATACTATTATCAGTACTATATTCATAAACAGAGCAATTTTCTAACTCATATAATGTTTTTGCAATTTCTAAAATCTTACCATGGGAAGGAATGCCACCACAGACCCTATAATCTGAGGTATGAACCTTCTTACTATAAAGTTTATGGTACTGACAATCATAAATA